TCATCATCATCGTCTGTGTTTAATACTCTATTTGATAATTTTTGATGTAAATTTCTTATTTCATTTATTTTTTTATCATAACTATAAATCCATATATTGTTTGTTTTTTCTGCTGTTTGTAGTAATACTCTCCAACTTCTAAACAAATAAACATATTTATCTTGTTCTTCAAAATATTTTACAAAATTTGTTTCATTTTTACTTTTTGAAATCATCCAACAATCATTAAATTTGCTTCTAATTAAATCACAAGCTGGATTACCTATTCTAAATGTAGAATAAAATTCTATAATAAATGCTTCTTTGGGTAAATAATTAAATGCATTAATACAACCTCTAAAATCATAAATAGATTGTTTTGGATCACCTACGAATATTTTTGGTATAGTTGTATCATTTAATAACATTTTTAACATTATCATATCAAAATCTTGGGTTTCATCTATCATAATTAAATCATAAGTTTTATCAATATAATTTTTGAACCATTTATTTATATATGCTTGTTTTCTAATAGTTTCAAATGTAATTAAGTTTCCTTGTTTTACTTTATCCCACATCTGTTCTAATAATGGTTTTTTACTACCCAATTTAATTAAACAAAATGAACGAATATCATTATTATCAGCATCATTACAAAATTGAATAAATTTTTTACAATAATATTCCCTAACTTTGTACGGTTTTCCATTTAAAAATGGGATAATTTTACCTATAAATTGAGGTCTTAAATTAGTAATATCAGGTTCTTGACCTTTAATTGATAAATATAAATTATATAATAATGCGTCAAATGTAAAAGGATACATATTTTTGATTTTTTGTGTTTTAATTTTGTCTTTAATTTCACTTATTAAACTTTTATTAAACGCAATATATAATACTCTTTTATTGTTATGCGTTTTTGATAAATTTAACAATGTTGTTGTTTTTCCACTACCTGCAACTGATTTTATTGCTACAATATCATTTTTATTAAAATTATGATGATTTATATAATTTCTATGTAAATCATCTAATAAATACATGGATTTCTTACATCTTGCATAAATAATATTAATAGTAATATATTTTTGTGTTATATTATTGAAATGTGCTTTACCTTCATTAGTAATAATATATTGTAAGCATGTATTATCTAAAACTTCTTGAAAAGTGCATAATTCACCAATCCATACATTTCTTAATTTATTATCAATTTCAACTCTATAACTTTCTCTATCACTTAACCATATCCAATCGCTATGACCAGTATATAAAAATACATTATCTTTAACAACTTTTACAGCATTCTCCCAGTTGTCGTGAGGTATTTCACATATGATTTTATTACCAATATTAACCATTCTAATATACTGGTTTTCAACATTAAATATCCAATCTAATTCTGTTGTTATATCTCTACTAATTATGTCTTCAACTGATATTTTTGAATTTTGAAATTCGATACCCATATTATGTTCTTTATCATACCCATCTACTATATGTTTTTTAAGCTCACTACATCTTCTCATTATTTCCCTGCAATCAGTTTTTACAAAACTTGAAAAATTACTATGAAATATACTCATTTCTTTTTTAACTTTTTCATATGTATCATTATCACAATCTATATGTGTATCTTTTGTTGTATTTTGATGATAAAAATGTTCTGTATAACCTTTATCAGCATTACGAGATTGTCTAAAATGCAATCTTTTATCACAAGTATAACATAAAAATTCACTATTTTTATCAATATTAAACTTATATATATCTTCAGTAGTTGTTAGTTTATCTTGAAAGATACAAAAGTTCGGCATTATGTTTGATAATAAACTTATTAATATATCTTTAACTTTTTTTATTTGTTTATTATTTCAATTTTATATTATATTCGTTAAACTACTTAAAATAAAAATCTTTAGGAATAGTATAAGGATGGAAAAAGAAGTAAATCCGCCCACCGACTTTTTCAAAGGAATTAAAATTTCTTTGAAAAATGTATTGAAACATCCAGATATTAATTTACCCAAAATTACAAATGCTGTTATTAAGTGTAATAAAATTGTTATTCAAACTTTAATGTTTATGAAACTCTTTTTATTAGACCATTATGATAAGCATAATAAATTACCAATCATTAATGATGAGTTCATAAATTCTTGTATGAAAATATTATGTAATGAAAAAGCAACAGGAAGACCACCAAAACAAGAAATAAAAGAACTCAAATATAAACTCACTGCATTTTACAACACTGATTTTCAACCACTTATTCAAAATGAAAACTTGGATTATACACATATGAATACCATTTTAGATTATCTTACGATTGATATTCTTACCATGTACGAGAATAACATCAAGTTCCACTATGTAGAATATGTCGAACGATATGTAAATGTGGTTTGGAAAAAGAAATTTATAGTAAATAAAATAAGAAAAATGAATATTACACAAAAAGAAAAAGAACAACGAGTAAATAATTTATGCGGTCAATTGCGAAAAATCAAAACCGATTTATTGAATGTTGAAAATAAAAATTATAAATCACATACCATGTATCATATTTGGATAAACCAACAAAAACAATTTATTACGCCAAATAAATCTACATATAAAAAGAATAATATTGTTTATGATTTGATGTGTAGTCCTTTTGATTATTTTCCTTGTATGATTGTTATGATGAAACAAGTTGAAAAAGAAGAACAAACAATTAGTAATGTATTTCCTATGCGTAGCGAAATCATACCAAAACACCTAAGATTAGATACAACTACATTGGTGCATCTTCTTATGACGAAAAAACAAGGAATTAAAAGTGAATATTTAACGAAAGGAAATTTGAAACGAAATGAAAATAAAATATGGGAATTCTTTTTTAGAACTGAACGAAAGATGTTTCATAAAAAATATTACGAATTTCATCACATGATAGAAACAGATGGAATAAGTTGCACTTTGTTGTTATTACGTAAGGATTTAATTGGTAAACGCCTACCAATGATGAAAAAAGGATTATCTTGTGAAACATATATCGATGAACTAACCGATTACACGCAACTACAAAATAAGAAAATAGTGGGCGTAGATCCGGGACTTTGCGACTTGATTTATTGTGTAGATGCTGATAATAAAGATGCAAACAAATTTAGATATTCACAAGACCAACGAAGAAAAGAAACCAAGAAAAAGAAGTATTCAAAAATACAACTTGAATTGAAAAAGGAAAAAATTAATGGTAAAACAATTATAGAATGGGAAACTGAATTATCTAAACTAAATAGAAAATCACTTAACATTACAAAATTCAAGGAATATATCCAAAAGAAGAGTGAAATAAATGGGTTGTTGTTTGCCTTTTATGAAAAATATATTTTCAGGAAACTACGATTACAAAGTTATAGAAATACCAAGAAAAGCGAACAAAAAATGATTAACAATTTCAAACGCATTTTTGGTAATGAAAAAGAGGTAGTTGTATGTTTTGGTGATTACGAACAGAAACAACATATGAAATTCAAAGAAGCAACCAAAGGAAAAGGAATGCGAACTTTGTTTAGAAAAGCAGGATTTCAAACATATTTAGTAGATGAATTCAGGACATCGTGTAGATGTTCCAAATGTGAAATAGGTATTTGTAAAAAAACGATGGTTAGGGAAAATCCAAAACCATTTAGAAGCGGTAATGTTTTAGTTCATGGACTGATTTGTTGTAAAAACGGATGCGGTTATTGGAATAGAGATGTTAATGGTGCTACAAATATTTATAAAATTGCTTATAATGCGGTAAATAATAAAGAAAGACCAAATTATTTATCAAGAAGCAATCGTTCCTGTAATACTTCAACTGGTTTAGACGAGCCAGTAAAACCAAAATTTACACGCCTTGAGATAGGCAAACCTTGTTGATTTTTAGTGGGTTTTGTCCCATTTTAAATCTTCAAGGGTGTAAAGGCAAAACGCATTATCAATGGAGTGCCAGTTTTATTATGTTATAAAAAAGGTAATTTAGAACCTATTCCAGACGATATTGTGGTTGGCGCAGATTTAATATTATTAAATAAGTTTTTTAATAGATGTTTTGAACTGTCTAAAATAGTATAAATCACCGATGTTTTTGTGTTTTCGATTTATAAGATCGTTTTTGATGTTTAGATCTACGTTTTCGACGTCCACCCTCAGATGCTGGTTCTTCAATTGCTGGTGACGGACTCGCTGTGCCAGGTATAATTGCAGGCGGCATAGAACTAGTGCCTTTATCAACAGATGTAACATATGCCAAAACAAGCGATGTAATGCCGACTAATCCATACGCTATTAATGGCAAGGGTATGACACTCATTATTTATATTATATTTATTATATAATAACATTATATAATGAAATCAAATCGTCAAAATAAAAAACTATTAAAAATAAAAAAAACTATTAAAAATAAAAATCAACAATCCTGTGCCAAATTTAGTAAAAAGTATGGTGGAGCGCCGCCAAAATTTATTACATTGCCAGCATTAGATATTTTAACTAACCTAAATGTTGAATTAAAACGAAAATGTCCAGAATTAGAAATACAAGTTGGTATGATGAATGAAATGACTGGAACATTGCATGTATATACACAAAAAGCAAAAGCACTAGTGGTTTGTTTGTATCATAAAGATAATTGTGTTTCTAGTATACAAGTTACTAAAGATTTCGATAATGAATTTTCGGTAGAAATTCGAAGTTTTACATATGATGTATACAATTTTAAAAAATATAATACATTGTTAAGATATGCAACAGTTTTGTTGTGCAGCGAAATATTAATGGATAATGATCATATAACAACAATACATTCTTATGCAATAAATCCAATATCTGCACATTTAATGATGACTAAATTTAATGCAGAAATAAGTCTTAATGGAAATGACGAATTTGATCATTTTTATAAAACAGTTTATGTGCATACAGATGAACCTAACAGTAAACAAGCGGTTGAACAATTTTATAAAAAATATAATTATAATTTAGGAATTGGATTTGATATACACATAAATAAAGAAATGGTTGATAATAGTTTAGAAAAATATAAAACGTTAATAGATAGTCAATTAATATGTGCTGAATAAAACACTACAAATTGTTATTTTTACTAAACCACATTTAATTGTTGTTACAAATCCATACGTTATTAACCCTCTAACGAGCAGTAGATTGACTGCATAAACGACTAAATAAATATTTATATAACATTTTTATATGCATTATGCACTCATTATAATTATAATAAAATAAATTTTAAAATACAAATATGGTCATATATGACCATATTTATAGAAGGTGATTTGGAAAGGGTTAATGTCTACGTGAACGTTTACAAGAACGTCTACGTGAACGTTTACAAGAACGTCTACGTGAACGTTTGCAAGAACGTCCACCTAAACTTCTACTTCTACTTCTACTTCTACTTCTACTACCTTTTGGTATAAAGCCGTTTACTAATTTTTTATACTCATCAAAACTGTCATAATCATCAATGCTTTCTAAAAAATATGGTAGATTATACCTACGCGGATCGCTTTCAATTATAGCGAATATTTTTGCATACACTTCGACAACTTCACTATCTGTAATATTCCTGTATGCGGCATGTAATGCACCTTTAAATTGAGCTTCGTTTTTGCTACTAGGTAGTTGTGGATCGTATGTACGTGAATTTGGCATAATATATTATATATATATAATAAAATTATGCTAAATATTAGATCATTATTTTACTCCCAATACTTCTAAAATAATGATTATTGTATAATACATTTTTATCCAACGCTTTTGCCAATGTTTTGTCGCTAATTTTAAGTTGTTTTATGCAATCGTATTTACAAACGTATTCGGTTATTAATTGATTTTCACTATCATAATGCCCGATTCCGTTTTTATATAATACGGGTTCTCCATGTATGTCGGCGAATTGCGTTTTTAATTCGTCCGCACATTTTTCATACAACATATAATAGTGTCCGTTTGTTATTGACGCATTTTTTACGGGCACATCGAGTGAGGAATCCGAATTATAATTATTTTGAATTGCTGCGGTTTTTCGATCTAAATATACATTGAGTATTTCGGTTTTCGCTTCGTTTATTTTTGCGATATACCCGATATTCTGTTGCTTTGTTTGTTTTGTTGGTGCAATCGGTGTGCTTATCATTGGATCGACATTTCTATCTACAAATGCCCATCTATATCCATTATAAACTACATTTTCATCGATGGCTTTTACAATGGTGGGGCGTTTAAGTTTAAAATTGTGTTCTTTTATGCATTCGGCTATTGATTCGTACACTTTAATTACTGTTAGGGTGTCGGGGTTGATTTGCTGTAATCGTGGACCCAATGTTGCCAATGGTTGACTGAAATTGGTTGTGGTTTTTGTTTGCATTGCGTTTATTTTTTCGGACATTTCTTTGTTCGATTTTTCCAGGTTTTGTATGCATATTCCTTGATTTTGTATGAGTTTTATCAACTCTTTTTGACCTGCTAAAATTTCTTGATTTGTACTTTCTGAATAAGATTGTGTTTGTGCAACTGATTGCGGATTAGATAAGTTTGCAATAATTTGTTTGAGAGTTTCGATTTGTGTTTTATATTTTTCGGTTTCGTTTTCATTGTAATCGTTAAATAATTTAATATTTGATTTAATAATAGTTATAATTGTTGTATAAGATAGATCTTTTCCAATTAAAAAAAGTTCTCGTTCTGTTTCATGACCTTCAAGATCGGATACTCGATTAAATCGAATCTTGTCGTGACTGTGCAAAAAACTTTCGAAATCTTTACTATTTTTTACTGTAAAACAATCAAGTAGCAATATTTCACTATAATGCGATTTATGTTCATTATATCTAGATTGAACTCCTTTACGACTTTCGCCGATTTTTATAATGTATTGTCCATTTTCAAATGTTTTTACTTTGATTATATACACAATTGAACCAATCATACCATATTCTCTTAATAAAAATTGTTCTCGTTCCTTACTAATTTTTTGATCAAATTCTTTTTTATTTTGTTCTTCGTTATAAATCATTTCATTTTTTACTTGTTCTAATTCTTCATTTTTTATTTTTAAAATTTGTTCACAGTGCAATTTCATTTCATTATCTTGTTCATTAAAAATTTGTTGTAATATTTCTTCTAAGTTTAAATAATATTCTTGAATATCATGTGCTTTTTTTGTACCTGCTTTAAAACACAGTAATTTGAATGTTTTTATAGTAAGCATAATTGTTTCCTTATTATGACCACCACTACCCTTATCTTTGTGCTCTTCATTTGGGAAGAGCAAACATTTGTAGTCTATATCAAGTATAAAATGTTTATCTAATAATCGTTTTGCGTTTGCTTTTTGCGTAAATCCTAACCATTCCCATACATTATCGAAATCAATTACAAAATCAGTTTTTTGATTATAATTTAAATAACAATAAAACGATGCAACGAATAATTGCTGATCCACTTCGGTAAATTGTTCTTTTATTTTAACTATAAACTTATTATTGTAAGCATGTGAAAGTTTTGTTATAGGAGTATGTTCAATTAAATTAACAATATTTAAAGGTGATTGCGTCATCTTATAAAATACATAAGGTAGTATCTTTATATTAGTTTTGATTGTATATTAAATAATGAATATTATTTGCTTTTAAAATTTAAAGCAAATCTGTTTGCAAATAGGACGATTTTACATTAAATTGTAGTTTTGCTTTTATTTTTAAAAGCAAAAATAATGGTTGTGTAGTTTATTCACGCAACCGAGTGATCTTGTTGCAAAAATGTGAATAAAATTGAATATAAATATATTGTTATAAATGCATTATAATCACCCTCATAATATGAAATTACTTATAATTATCTTACTTATAACTTATATAAATTTATTTGTTTTTGGTGAGAATATTATTATTCCAAAAAAACATGCATTATACAAAACCCAGTTAAGAGGTCTACATAAAGAAGAATTAGAAAAAGTAACACAAGAACATTTTATGTACACACTTACTAGTATTTACGATCAAATAATAGAACGTGCAAAAATGGGATATAATGAATACCATTTCACTATTTTGTGCAAAGAATTAAATTGTGAATTACATCGAGATAGGATACGAAATCGCCCATACAATATTGTAGCCATAACAAATTCATATATTACAATCGAACAATATGCAACGAAACTGATTGGTGAGTTAAACTTATCATTTCCAGATAGTAATATTAAAAAAATATATAAAAATTGTTGTGACTATTACATTATTGAATGGTAATACAATTTCAATGTGGTAAATAAACACAAAAACAACGTGAATTATTAAAAATTAAATATGGTGATGAAGAATATAAAAAAATGCGTGCCGCTGAAATTGCTAAAACTAGAGCGAATAAAAAAGCAAACGCTGTAGTTGAACTATAAATATGTGTGCAAGATGGTAAATTAATGTATATTATTGAATATACATTATTTGTTGGTTTTATTTTTTGTTGGTTTGATTTGATTTTTATATTTGTTGGTTTGATATGTTGGTTTAACTTTTCCAGCCATACAAATCAATTAGAATATGCCACGCCAGCCATGCCGCTCATGACTCGTAACACATTGTAGTTGACGGCGTAAACACGGACCTTGGCGGTCGCCGTTCCCGCAACAGTGGGGGAAGAGAGGACGAGTTGTAGGACGGCATTGTCTATACGAGAGAAGTTGCACGACCCACTTGGCTGATGCTCTTCTGGGCGTAGAGCAAACGAGTAGATATTAATACCCGTATCAGGTGCACGGGTGTGATGCTGCCAAGGCTGGACAACGTCGAAGTAGTTACCTTCACGCTCAGAGAATCGATCCTGTCCGTTCAACTGCAACTTAGCAGTGACGACAGGGTTCTCACCCCAGCAGTGCATGTCGAGGGCGGTCTCAGCAAGAACAAACGTTCCAGCATCCGACACAGACGAGCCGTCGTTGGCACCACTTCCCTGCTGTTGAAAAGCAAGATCAATA